TCCAGGTTGGTGAGTAGCTCCGGCTGCTGGCGGCGCAGCCACTCCAGCACCGGAATGAACACGCTGTCCGGGTGGCCGGCGAAGTCGGTGAGCAGGACCTGCAGAGAGTAGGTGTACTCGAAGGACAGGCCCTTAGCCGCCGTACAGCGGACGCTGCCGGTGTCGATGAAGATGAGCAGCCGGTCGGGGTTTTTCTTGAGGCCTGCGACGGCGGTGAGCAGGTGCTCGCGGAGGCTGTTGGGTTTGTTCATGGATTGGCTGCCTTCTGCTGGCACTCGTAGACCAGGTCGACCTTGGCGGCGCAGGCTGCCCAGTCGGCCTCGGTGATGTCCTGGTCGTCGAGGAGCTCGCCATTGGTGGCTGGATCAGTCGCGCTCAGGGTGCAGCGCGTTACGGCCGGACAGCCAGTCACGATATGCGTCTGCTCCGGTGATGGCGGGGCGCTGCCGCAGGCGGCGAGCAGCAGCAGGCAACTGAGCAGCAGCCCACTCGCGTAGTTCGGCGTTTTCACGTTTCAGCTCCTTGATCTGTTGCTTGCGGACGTCCAGCTCGCGGCGCAGGTCCTGGCCAGTTTGTTGCAGCGAGGTCTGGGCCTGACGTTCATCAGCGAGGGCGGTGCGTAGTGTGGTGATGGTGGTGGCGTCGCGCTCGATACGGGCGTTGACGGTGGCCAGCTTCTCCTGGGCCAGGGCGGTGCGCCCCTGCTCGGCCTCGCTGCGCTGGTAGGTGCCCCAAAGCAGCAGGCCCAGTGCGCCGAGTAGGGCGGCGCTGTAGAGGGCTTGGCGCAGGGTAGTCATTTGCGGTACCAGCCGGCGGCATTCATGTCTGCCTCGTCGAGGACCTGAAGGTCGCCACAGATAACGAGTGGCGCTACTGGCATTACGTGCTTGAGGGCATCGGCCATCTTTTGGCACTGGTCAATGGGCGTTCCGGCCGGCAGAAGAACAGCTCTGCACCCCCCGGTGGGCGACAGGCTTGTCATTCGCTGAACAAGTTCGCTGTATGGGAATCGCTCCGCTTGGTTCTCTACCTTGTTCATGCCGACTCCTTGCTGCAGCCGCAGTTGGCGTGCTGCTCGTAGGCGCGTTCGAGCTTTACGTCGTAGAGGTTTCGGGCGTAAGCCGGGCCGTTATAAGCCTTGGCGAAGGCTGCCCACTTCTTACCCTTGAGAGCCTTGAGCAGTGCTGGGTCGGCTTCGATGAAGCGGACGAACGCCTCGAACTGCTGGTTTTCATCCTGGCTCATGAGACGGACGAACTCGTCGACGCTGGCGTAGCCCAGGCGCTCGGCGTGGTAGCCCATGATCTGGAAGGCGCCCCAACTGGCCGACTCGTTGGCGCAGAGTGCGTCGATCATGCGTGCTTGAGCCAGGCGCTGGTGTTCTGCGGCGCCGCCGATGTAGCCGCCGGGCTTGGTGTTGACCAGGGCGGGGAACTGGACGGCGAGCTCGTCGGCGTGGCGGCGCAGGGCGCTCTGGTCGTCATCTTCGGCGCGCGGCAGGGCCAGGCGTTGGTGCATAACGTGGCGCTCGAAGAGGATCTTCGGCTTGCCGGTGGCCAGGAAGCCGGAGCCGGCGCTCTCCACCTCATTGACGGCGTAGATGGCGGCCAGCTCGACGCCCAGGCGCTTAGCCGCTGCCGCGAGGGTGGCATTGCGCAGCAGCTTGCTGCAGTCGGTTCCGGCCAGGGCGGCGAGGGTCTTCTCGCCGGCCTTGCCGTCGACCACCAGGCCGATCTTGGCTTGATACGCGCGGACGGCCTTTTCGGTTTCGTCGCCGTAGTCGCCATCGGTGGCCAGTTGGACGCCGTGCGCGTTGAGTTGTTGCTGCAGGCGGCGGACGGCGAGGCCTTTGTCGCCGTGCTTGAGAGCTTCGGTCATAGCTGGTCTGCCTTGCGGGTAGCGATGCGTTTGAGGCTGGAGCGCACGAAGTCGGCACCGAGCAGGCCGACCACGCCGCCGAAGAAGGGCGCGAACTGTTCGGGGATGCCGAACAGGGCCAGGCCGTTGCTCACTGCCAGGGTGATGAGGCCGCAGATGAAGCCTTCGCCCAGGGCACGGCGTAGGCTGCCGCCGGAATAGATGAAGCGGGCCGAGGCGAGCAGTGCCGAGAGCACTGCGGCATATATGAGTGGGTGGTGCTGCTCCATCCAGGCGAGCAGCATGGCCCAGGTTTCGGGGCGATCAGGCATCTGTGACATTCCTTGCGTCCTGTGGAAGAGAGTGGGCGAGCTGCACGAATGGCAGGCGGCTAAAGAGCCTGTCTTCCCCTTTGTTGGCGGCGAGGTAGATCAGTCCCATAGGTTCACCACTTGGCGCTGTTCGGGTTGAGGGGCCGCGTCCGGCAGGATGACGGTGGTGCCGTGGGGGATGATCGGGCCGAGGTCGGCGAGGCCTGGGTTGGCGTCGAGAACGGCCTCGGTGACGCCCGCAGTGCGGCCGTAGTAGTGCCAGCAGAGGCTGTCGACGGTGTCGCCTTGGGCGGCGATGACGGTGGCCATCAGTCGCCCCCCTGTTGTTGGACTTGGTCGGGATAGACCCAGGGGCCGTCCTCGGAGACGAGCGCACCTGGAGAGCGGCCGGATTCGACTTCACGGCAAACGGCGTATCCCAGCGGGTGCATGATTTCGCGGTTGATCCGCTCCAACAGACCGAGGCGGGAAATTTCGTTCCAGTCGATGACTTTGGGCTTGTTCATCAGAGCAGCTCCACGGTGGCGTGACTGATGCCTAGGATGGTGCGCAAGGCCTTGCGAGCGTCGCGCCGCAACTGGTCGGGGCTGCTCTCTTCCTCGGTGACCTTCTGCTCGCCGCTGTTGGTTGCGTCGAAGCTGTTGTAGCGCTCGATCAGCTCGGCCAGGGCGCCGCAGTAGATGACGCGGCGGTAGAGGTGCAGCCATTGGCTTTCGCCCTTGATCTGCTCGGCCGGCACGTCGGCCAGGGTGGCATGGCCTTCGGCCTGGCGCGCGGCGCGGTATGTCGCAAGCTCGCGGTTGGCCTCGATCATGGCGTTGACGGTGGCTACTTCGAGACGGTCGTCGGTGACGCTGGAGTCGATACGCATGGCGGCGCGTAGTTGCTGGCCGTCGATATCCGGCCAGAAGTCCGCGTTGCTGATTGGGTAGGCGGCGCTGGTGTCGCCGCCCGCAATGAATCCGCTCATGGTCGGGCCTTGAATTAGTGGGCGGTGGTCGGGGCTTCACAGCGAGGGAAGGAGTCACCCTGCTGATCCGCCCCGAGCCGCCCGGGTGCGGGGGACCGCTCGGTTAGCTGGCGGGGCCAGCGTGTTTCTTGAGGAGGCGCTCGGCGCGCTCCAGGTCTTTCTTGCCACCGCAGCTGTTGTGCTGCTGGATAGCGGTTTTCAGCAGGTCAATACCGGCCTGAATCTGGCCGGGTTGACCGGGGTTGTTCTCGTCCAGGCCGACCAGCGTTGAACGGCCCAGGGCGAGGGTGAGCTTGGCGCGAGCTTCGTCCGGCATGTCCTGTTCCGCGGTGAGCACAGCGGTGCGGGTCAGGATGTCGTGCGGGAATACGCTGCCTGCCTTTTGAGCCGTCAGAGCGGCTTCTGCCACTTCCTCGGCCACCAGGCAGCCAGTGGTGCGGTTGAAGCGGTTAGGTGTCTGCAGGTTATGACGGATGACGTACTCGGCGATGTCCAGACCGCCGGCGTAGTCGCCCGCGTCGAAGCGCCAGACCATGATGGTGACCAGCACGTCGTCCTGGGCGCCCTGGCCGGCGGCAAGGATACCGTCGACGTAGGGCACGTATTCCGGGAGCAACTCGGCCTTGACCTTCGCCTTGTTCTGTTGCGACTGGACCTGTTTGAGGCGCAGTTGATCCTGCTGGAGCTTGGCGAGCATAAGCTCGTAGCTGGTGAGGCCATCCATAAGCGCGGCGGGCGCGGTGCGCGCCGCCTCCTGGGCGGCACGCTTGCGCAGTTGGGTGCGTTGGGCAAGGGTCAGGGCCATGGCTTATGCCTCAGTCGGGGCAGGGTAGGTCATGGCCTCGACGTTCTCCACCAGGGCAACCGCCTCGAAGTCCTCGATGACGTAGGCGTCATTGCTGGACTGGTAGTCAGCAATGCGGTCGTACTCCGGTTCGTCTTTCAGGTGGCGTCGGCGGGCGTCTTCCTGCCAGTAGATGGAGAGGTTCTTGAGGAAGGTGACCAGCACGGTTCCCTCCGGGAAAAACGGGGCATCGACCACTGGCAGGCCGCCGAGACGGGCGCGGCTGACGATTTCCTGTGCTGCGTTCTCTTCCTGGTTGGAGGCTGCGCCTTTTTCCACGGCCTTGAGCAGCTTCTCGTGCATCAGGTCGCGGCTGACCAGTACCACCAGGTCGGGACGGCTGCGGTGCCACGGGGCGAGCATCTGGATAGCGTCGAACACCAGGCCGTCGAGGGTCTGGTAGTCGCCACTGATTCCGGTGTCGACGCCGGCCACCTTGATCACTTTGGTGCCGCCTACGGTAACTTTGCCAGCGACGGCGCCCTCGTCCATAACGTGATCCGCGGCGCCTTCCCGGATCTTCTGCAGCCAGCCTTTGTTGACGTCCTGCAGCAGGGGGTTGTTAGCGCGGTCGGTAGCCAATGCCGCACTGGTACCGTTGAAGCCGATCATGATGCGGTCGAGGGACTGGCGCTCGATGATGGCGTTGGTCAGGCGTACCTGAAAGTCAGGGAACTTGGCCCAGGCGTCGAGTAGCGCGTAGGGGAACGCGGTGTCGAAGTTGGTTTGCTTGCAGGCGTACACGTCCTTGGTCAGTTGGGAGACGTCGGCCGGGTTGCGGCGGTTGCCCGCTGCGGTATTGGTGCGGCTGGCGATGGGGCCATTGACCCCGGCGAGCAGGGCTTCGCCCGTCTGCTCGTTGACGCCGATCAGGTTGATGGCCTTGAGGAAGGCGCTGGATTCCTGCATGGCAGTTTCCAGCGTCTGCTGAACGCTAGGGGCGACGTTGAATTTCTCGGTTGCACTGGCAACGCCGTTCAGCAGAGCGATCTGCGCGGCCAGGGCGGTGAAGGCGAGGCGGGTTACGTTACGCATTAGGTATTCTCCGGGGTGCGGGCTGGGTGGTGTCAGAACGTGGTCAGCACTTTGCCGTCGCCACCCGTAGCTGGTGGGCGGTGCTGCTGGCTGTGGTCTTCGGTGTCACCCAGGCGCTTGAGCAGGTCAGCGAATTCGCCGGCCAGTTTTTCGTGGGCGGTTTGCAAAGTGGTGAGCTTGGTCTGCTCGGTGGTGAAGGCCGATCCCTGGTCCTTGGCGTGGTTGGCGAGCGCCTCCACAGCTTTCGTCAGTTCGGAGAATTGGGCGTCATCCTTGACCGTTTTTTCCTTGCTCTTGCCGAGGGCTTCCATGACCCGGTTGAACAGGCCAAGGGCCTTGTTCTCAGGGTCAGCGACTTCCTCGAAGTTGATTTCAGCTTCCAGGGCCTCGGTGAACATCGAGGTCACGGAGTAGTGGCGATCTTTGAAGGGGCTGGCGTCCGGCTTCTGCGCGGAGAAAGCGAGCACGTCGGTACCCAGGCTTGCCGGCGAGTCGGTCACGGCCAGGCCGACGATGTAGGCCTCGCCGCTGTCGGCGAAGCTCTCGTCGATTTCGATGGAGGTGTAAATTTTCTGCTTGGCCTTGTTCATGGCCACCAGATCGGGGGTTGGTTCGATCTGGGCGAACAGGGCGAGCTTCTTCTGCCCGGCAATCTCGACCTCTTCGGTCTTGACGGCCGTGATGTCGCCGTAGGCCTTGAAGGGGCTGTCCGGCAGCAGGCTGCGGAAGTGTTCCAGCCATACGCGGGCGCCATAGGTGTTTTGGCTGAAGTTTTTGGCGGCCTGCTCCAGCCAAGTGCGCTCGATTTTGCGCTTATCGGTGGTGGCGCCTTCAACGGCAACACGGAACCAGTTAG